AATGCCTAGTGCCCCGAAGGTCAACCTTGTAGCCGAGGTCACCGCCGCTGGCAAGGCCCTTGTGCCGGCCCTCAAGCGCTTGACAAAGACCCTCCCCAAGCTCAGCCCCGACGCGCTGCCTATCGGCGCCGTAGCTGATTTGCTGTTCGACCTGAGAACCGCGCGTAAGACGTTGGCCGTTCTTGCAGCGCCGTTTGAGGACTTGCTAGGGCCGGCTGAAAAGCTACTGGATGAGCACTTTATTCAGAAGCTGGCCGTGGGCGAGAGCAGCGGAGTGCAAGGCAGAACGGCGCGCGTCCAGGTGACGGAGAGCGTAGTGCCCACGCTGGATGACCCCGTCAAGTTCTACGCCTTCCTCAAGAAGACCGGGGATTTCGAGCTTCTCAATCGGGCACTGAATCGAGCGGCTGTGAATGAACGCTGGGCGGCTCATAAGCAAGTTCCCGGTGTTGGAAAATTTCACGTAAAACGTGTTTCCTGCACCAAGTTATCTGGAAAGTAGGTTAGCGTAGCTATGAAGCAGCTTCATCATGTTTACTACCTGTATAAAGGAAAGAAGTTAGTTTATGTAGGTAGAAGCGTTAATCCAGTAGCGAGAAAGACCGTTCACGAACGTAACCATAAATGTAAGCTTCGGCTGGAAGTTTTATTTATCACGTCTAACTTTAAGCAAGCTGCAAATTTAGAGCGCAGTGAGATTCGACGTCTGAGACCCGCGTTTAATCAAATAGTGAACTCAGCTAGTGGTATGCTAGGTTATCGGCACGCTGCAGACTCGTGTAGAAAGATGTCTGAAACAAAGTTATTACATCCTATGCCGGAGGCTTCTAGGGAAATACTAAGAATTATTAACACTGGAAAGCGTATGGCCAAGGAAATAAAAGCCAAGATCAGTAAGAAATTGCAAGGCAGAACGTTACCTGATGAGCATAAGCGCAAGATAGGATTTGCTCAGGAGGGCCCTAAGAATCACAGATTTGGAAAGAAACATACAGAAAATACAAAACGGAAAATGCGTAAGGCGCATGCTGTGACTTGGGCAGACCCAATACTGAGCGCAGAGATTGTGGCCAGAAGAAATAAAACAAGGAAGTTCAACCAACAAACAAACAAGGAGAAGAGTTATGACGAAGGTCGCCTCTAAAAAATCAACATCACTTGTGCCTTGGGACGCTAAGTTTGCGCAGTACGCCAAGCAAGGCACCGAGCAGGTCAAGAATATCGGCACCGCGGGCATCAGCATCAAGTTCGGCCGCGGCACAATCAGCGTAGGCGACGCGCCCGTCAAGGGGCCGTTCGAGTGCATCATCCTGGGTGCCGTGGCATTGAACGCCTGGTACGCGTCGGACTACGACCCCACGGAGAAGCTGCCGCCCACGTGCTACGCGTACTCGGAGGTGGCCGACGACCCCGACATGGCCCCGCACGCCGCCGTCCTGGACAAGCAGGCCGCGCTGTGCAGTGAGTGCGAGAAGAACCAGTTTGGCACGGCCAAGGTAGGCCGCGGCAAAGCCTGTAACAACACCATGCGGCTCGGTTTGATTCTCGCCAAGGATGCCGAGGACGGCGAGGCCGTAAGCACGGCTGAACTGGCCATGGCCAAAATCAGCCCCACCAACCTGAAGCATTACAAGGAGTATGTCGAGGCCATCCAGGACGAGCACGCTCGCCCGCTGTGGGCCGTTGTCACGGAGATACGCACCTATGACGACCCCAAGACGCAAATCCGCGTGGAGTTCAAGCTGGTCGAGCTGATTGAGGACGACTCGGTGCTGGCGGCACTGGAGAAGCGGTTCCTCAAGGTGCAGGCCGCCTTGCAGCAGCCCTTCGCGGCGCCCGCGGAGCGCAAGGCCAAGAAGCCCAAAGCCGGCGCCTCGAAGAAGTTTGCCGGTAAGAGCAAGGCAGGGAAGCGGTAACAGTTCGCCGGCGATCGCAAGGTCGTCATACAAGACCTGCTGACAGACCAGGTGCGAAGAAGTCTGTCACCTTTTAAGTTCGTCGCCGTGGCCGAGAGGCTGCGGTGTATCGAAGGAAGAGTGGTCCTTGTATGAAAGCAGCATGGTGGAAGACATTTCTATTTGCAACGGTATGCGCCCTGCTGGCTGCGCATAGGAGATTACGATGGCCATAGCGCCTCCAGTAATTGTCGTAGATTTTGAGACGCACGCCATAGAGCCGCGGCCGCGTTATCCACCCAAACCGGTCAGCTTGGCGCTGAAGTGGCCGGGTCAGCGTGAATACAAACTCATGGCCTGGGGTCATGAGGCTGGTGGTAATAACTGCACCGAGAAAGAAGCGCGCGGCGCGTACAAGCAGGCGCATGACAGTAAGTATCCACTGCTTTTCCAGAACGGTAGTTTTGACGAAGACATTGCCGAGACCCACTGGGATATCCCGCTGCTGCCGTGGGACCGCTGGCATGATACCATGTTCCTGTTGTTCCTGCAGGATCCACACTCACCGTCCTTAGCGTTGAAGCCCTGCGCAGAACGTTACCTCGGGGTAAAGCCCGAGGAGCAAGATCGAATGGTTGAGTGGATCATTGCAAACGTGCCGGAAGCCAAGCGTAAGCCCAGCACGGCCGGCGCGTATATCTGGCGGTGCCCTTATCAGGTGGTGAAGCCTTACCACAAGGGCGACCTCACGCGCACGCTAGGGTTATTCAACCTGCTGTATCCTAAGATTGTCGAGGCCGGTATGCTAGAAGCATACCGAAGAGAACTGAAGCTGATGCCGATCCTGCTTCGGAACGCGCGCGCTGGGATGCGCATTGACGTCGATGCTTTATCGCGTGACCTGCCGGCGATGCAGGCCGGGGTTGAAAAGGCGGACGTCTGGCTACGTAAGCGGCTGGGCATCGAGAACATCGACAGTGACCGTCAGCTGGGCGAAGCGCTTTACAATAAGCAGATTGTGACTGACTTCCAGCGCACGGCGAAGGGGCAGCTGAGCGTGAGTAAGAGAACGCTCGTACTTGGAAAGTTCAAAGACAAAAAGGTGTACCACGCGCTTCAATACCGCAGCCAGATGTCTACGTGCATTAATATGTTTGCAGAACCGTGGTTAGAACTCGCTACGGCGGGTGGCGGATCTATATATCCAAACTGGGCGCAGGTGCGCAGTCCGCGGGGCGGCGACGACACTGGAGGGGCGCGCAGCGGGCGCATAATCTGCACAAAGCCAAATTTCCTAAACGTGCCGAAATCGTTCAAGAAATCTTTCAGCGCGGGTTACGTGCACCCGGCGTGGTTAAAAGCGCAGCCGCTACCCCTGATGCGTACGTATTGCCTACCTGATAAGGGAGAGCAGTGGGGTAAGCGTGACTTTTCTGGACAAGAGTTGCGTCTCTTCGCGAATGCAGAAGAGGGGCCGGTGATGGCTGGCTATCTGGCTGACCCAGACTATGACATTCATGAGCTGGTACGCGCCGAAGCTGAACGGCAACTTGTAGCTGCTGGACTACGCACCAGCTTTGACAGGGACTCCGCTAAGCAAGCCTGCTTTGGTCGGCTTTACGGGCAGGGAATTAGTGGTCTGATGCAACTCTTGCAGTTAAGTGAGGACGAGCGACCCGTTGCAATGCTGATTCAGAAGGCTATCAACATTGCGTTACCTTCCATCAAAGAAATTGACGGCCAGATGCAGGAATTGACAAAGGCTGGGCTGCCAATTAGAACGTGGGGAGGGCGCCTTTACTACGCCGAACCTGACAAGTACAGCGAGCGGTTTGGACGAAACATGTCCTTCCATTACAAGATTCTTAATTATTATTGCCAGGGGAGCGGTGCAGACGTAACAAAAGAGACCCTGATACGGTTCAACGATCATCCTAAGCGTAAGGGCCGATTCCTAGGTACTGTGTACGATGAAATTTCATTTTCAACCGCGGCTAAGGCGATGAAGGGGGACCAGAAGGTGCTGCGTGAGTGTATGCTCAGTATTGAAAGTGATGTGCCGATGCTAAGTGAGGGCGAGGCCGGTGAGACCTGGGGGTCACTAAAGAAGTGGAAGGACTAGTATGAAAACTAGGAAACCAACTGGTTGGGCGGGCGTAGTTTACTTGCTGATTAATTTATTAAATGGAGACACATACGTAGGAAAAACTGCGAAGGATGACGCGGAGAAGTACGATATCTGGGGCCACGCCCTGGACGACCTTATACTGGAAGGCGTAGAAGCCGCAACGCCGACTTTGATCCTACTTACCGTAAGTCCTGCATAGGAGAAAGAATCGAGGCCGTATGACCCCGCTTGCAAAACTGACGTCCTGGTCGTATTCTGTGTATACGAGCTATCTGCGCTGCCCCATGAGTGTAATGTTCGATAAGATAAAGCGCATCCGCATTGTGGAGCCGCCCAACCCGCACTTTGAGAAAGGAAACCGCGTACATGACGGCGCCGCGCGTTACATCCTGACGCCGGACAAGGCCATGCCGGCGCTGATGCGTGAATTGAAAAAGAAGCGGCTCGATGATCTAGTGCCGACGTACGAACTACTGAAGGGCGTAGAAGATCGCCTGAAGGCGTTTCGCGCGCTGAAAGCCTCGGCTGAACAGGAATGGGCTTTTACCAGTGATTGGAAGCCCACGCGCTGGGACAACTGGACGGGCGCGTGGCTGAGGGCGAAGGTCGACGTATGTAGTGTAGACATGACGGGGCCGGCGCCGTTAATACAGATTACAGATTGGAAAACGGGAAAGCAATATTCAGATCACACGCAGCAACGTAGTCTCTACGCGCTCACGGGTTTGCAGATGGTCGAGTTAGGCCTGCTGGCCGACGGCCGTAAGGACGTGAAGCTGGTCGTGGAGCACACGTACATTGACACTACGCAGTCTGCGACGGAGTCGTTTGCACTTAAGGATTTACGTTCTCTTAAACGGGAGTGGGCGGCGCGTATTCGCGAAATGATGAATGACACGGTTTACCGGGCTCGCCCGAGCGCGTACGCGTGTCGGTATTGTAAGTTCAACGGAAAGTCAGGCGGGCCGTGCAAGGAGGGAGTATGATGCAGTACAAAATTGGTGATAAGGTTGTGACATGCTCTCTTAGGTGGCCGACTTTCTTTCCGCTCGTAACGGCAGGCGTAATTACTGGACTGACGGATTCTGGAAACGCTTATAGAGTGAGAAGTTTTCGCAGGCGGCTCTTACTTGGACGCGCCGAGGTATGGCTGTCGAAGTTCGATATTGAAGGCACGATTACCGAGACCGCCTCAGATGGAACGCACATAGCCAGTAAAGAACGCTAGGAGACCACGATGATAGACGACAAAGTACAGAAGGTAGAGCGTCCTGGGCCATGTCCTGCGCCGCCATCAGCAGAGCCTATAGTGAAGTGCCCCAAGTGCGGCGCTGACGTACCATTAACAGCGGCGCTGGCGGCGCCGATGGTCGAGGCAGTAAGGGCCGAGATGCAAGACCAAGTGACTGAGGCTCGCGAGGCGAAGGAGGAAGCTTTTCAGGCGATCGAGCGGCGCAACCGGGATCTGGACGCTGAAGTTGCAGCTAAGGCTGCTGACGCCCGACGCGCTGCGCGTGAAGAAGCACGTGCTGAGGCCGATGAGCGCAACGCCGACCTCACGGCGCGGCTTGCAGCAGCCCAGGCAGCACAGGCCGAAGCGCTGCGTAAGGAGCGCGACGTAGCTGACCGTGAGCGAGAGCTCACCTTGACGGTGGAGCGCGGCATCACCGAGGGCGTAGAGCGCGCCCGCATACAGGCCAGAGGCGAGGCTGAGGAGGCGGCGCGGCTGCGGCTGATGGAGCGCGACCAGACCATTGCTGGCCTACAGGTTAAGATTGAGGAGCTTGCGCACAAGGCCGAAGTCACTAGTCAGCAACTTGCCGGAGAGGTGCAGGAGCTTGACCTGGAGCAACAGCTGCGGGCGAAGTTCCCCTTTGATACAATCGTAGAAGTCGGCAAAGGCGTCAACGGCGCAGATGTTACGCAGACCGTGATGGCTCTGTCTGGCGCCGCGTGTGGTGTGATCCTGTGGGAGAGCAAGCGAACCAAGACATTCTCCGCGGGGTGGCTGCCGAAGTTGCGAGAGGACGGGCGCGCGGCGCACGCCGATGTGTTGGTGCTTGCGACACAGGCGATGCCGAAGGAAGTGGACGGGTTCGACTCGCAAGATAACGTCTGGGTGGTGCAGCCGCGGTTGGCCGTACCGCTGGCCGTCGCCTTGCGTGACGGCCTGCTACGAGTGCACGCCGTCAAGCAGGCGCAAGAAGGAATGGCCACGAAAGCCGAGGAGGTTTATTCCTACGTTACCGGGCCGCAGTTCAAGCGCCGTGTAGAAGCTATTGTGGAGAGCTACACTACCATGCAAGAGGACCTGACTGCAGAGCAGAAAGCAGTTCAGCGGCAGTGGGCAAAGCGCGCCGCGCAGATTGAGCGAGTGCTGACTTCGACCTCGGGCATGTTCGGCGACCTACAGGGAATAGCGGGCCGGGCGTTGCCGGCGCCGGCTGGATTGGAGTTACCGCAGTGAAGTTCAACTTTGAGCACTTTGACAGTAAGACTGGTATCGGCGCGCAAGTGGAAGACGGCCACGGGCAGGTTATCTCCTTGCCAGCTTTGCAGACTTTTAGTCGCGCGCCAGGTGAGGGCGAAATGGCCGTAGTTGGCAGTGGCCAAGTTGTAAGTCGTGAGACAAAACCTGGCAAGATTACCGTAGCGT